CAGCCTGAACGGGAAGACGAAGCGCCAAGTCAGCGGCAAGAGTGTCAAGTAGAACCTTAGATTTATACGTAGCCATGTGTTTTCTCCTTTACAGCGGTTAACTTCAGAAGGGTGAACGGGCAAATCCCCCGCGAAACCAATAGATTGGGTTTATAATTGCGCCAAAAAGATAGAAACAGTAATGACAGCTTACTGATTATTTGTTGACATCTAGTTGGAGCTTTGAGTTTTCTTTCCGGAAGAACTAAATAAAGTTTAGAACTAGGTGTTGACAGGTAGCTAAGCAGTCTGGTATAAAGATGTTGTAGGGAAGGGAATCAAACATACCGTAGGACATACGGGAATGGATCTAAAGATCATACGCTTGGGGAGAATTAGCCGAAGTAAGGCAGTTCGTTGAACCAAGAAGTACAATTGTAAGTACAAGTCACATCTAGTTGGCAGTACACTAAAAGAAAAACCGCCACCAGAGTGTGAGTCTGATGGCGGTTCTTTAAAAACTAAATAACTGACTGGTTAGAGTTCTGCTGCGCCAGCCGCTTCGTCGTTCGGGCCAGACTCGTCTTCAACCATAATGCCCACAAAGCTGTGAGTCATTTCGTTCAGGCTCTTCGCAGTAATCGTAGTGCTGTACGACTCTGGACGAACTGACGAGATGCGACAAATCTCTTTGGTTGGGTCTTGTCTATCAACAACAATGATTTCAATATAGCTGGCAGTAAGGAGATCCTTGAGATGGGGCAAGCCACCAGCAAGATGTGGTCCGTTGTCAATGACTCTCCATCCGGTAGCATTGCACCGAACCGGCTCCGCACCAGTATAAACTAGTTCGGCAACAGAGTGTCTGCCGAGAATCGGAACTGGAGATACGTCGAATGTCAGCCCATACGAAAAGCTGCTGAAGGTTCCGCATGTCCTATTGACATTGTCCGAGCCGATCATCTTTACGATGGCTCTGGCTCCGTGAAAAGTTTTTGGACTCATAAATTTATTCCTTGAAGTTGTTGTAGATTGTAGTTAAAGTCAGAAATTAGCTAGCAGTTTGGGTAACTTGGGAGACCAGGAAGGAGATCGAGCAGAAGAGAATTTCTGAGGCGAGCTTGATCTCGATCTCAACGAGCATCACCGGGCCATTGAGAGTTATTTTTGCGTTCTTGTAGCCAGCAGGCGCATCGTCACTAGCTGCAATCAGCTTCAAATCCTTCATGTCCTTCATGATGGACTTCAGGTAAGCTAGAGCGACGCTTGCCGTAAAGTCAGAGGTTGAACTTCCAATGAACGCATCTTCCATTCGCTGAGCAGTAGTCATAGCAACAACGTCTGCTGAGTAAATGGCCTGCATGCTATTGTAGACAAAATTCGAGTCTTTGGTGTAAGTGGTCTGGTCACACACCCAGTAGAAACCACCATTCGGGTGTCGCTTCAGGGGCATCAAACCAGCCAGAAGAGCCTCTTCCATCTGGTCATCATCCTTGTCATTAAAGTCAGCCGCTGCCTGAATGATTCCAGAGACGTTAGCAAACTTATGGGTGATTGAACGGTAGAATCCAGCAACCTGCATGCCCACTGCATTACAGGCTGCCATCCAAGGCTGGAACTGAATCAGATTGCCAGCAGAGTTGACCGCTTTGACATCCTGGAAGGTGCAAGCCGTACGAGGAGTAGCCAAGTTGCTGGCTGCTGTCTTTGCATTAATGAACGAACTCCTCTTAGAAACGACGCATTGACGATTCTTCCGCTTCTTGAGTTTCGACATAGCCAGAGCATGAGACTTAGCTAGAGCATTGATAGCATCAACCGTGTAGGTAGAAGCTACTTCCCCGTTGACACTGTCAAGACCTTGGGTTAAACCAGCAGCAATGTCAGTAGTCGCATCCTGTGAGAACAGAGGCACTACGAAGTTGACTTCCTGGTTAGCAAGAGCATCAATGGCAGATGAGATGAGGGCGTTGGTCGTAGACCCCTTAGTCCCACCAGCAAAGTAGGTGACAGTGGCGTTGACAGCAGGGAGGCCAAGGCCTGCTCTAGCGGCAACTAGACCAAGCTGAACAGTCGGGCTGCTAGAAATTGCATTAAACATTGCATAGGCATCAGTCTTGATTCGACCGTTACGAGCATTCCAGGTAGAACCAATGTCAACAGCGGTCACTCGGTCAAGACAGGTAGGAGCAAGTTGACCAACAGAGGCAGTAGCAGCAGCAGCTGAATAGCCCGTCTGTGCGTTGATGTAAGTGGCTAGGTCGCCAATCGTTGCAAAGTCTGCAAGGAGCAAGCTGAGGTGAGCACCAGACCCGCCAACCTTAGTGGTCGTAAGAGCAGTAGACGTAATGGTCAGAGTGCAGGAGGTTCCTTGGTAGGAAATGGTTAACCCAACGTCCCCACCGGCTGAGATGTCTTCATCGACTCCGTCACTAATCCGAGCTAGGTTGATGCTTGCTTCGGCTTCAGCACTGCTAGCGATAATTACACCAGCGCCGGTCTTGGACACCCACGAGACAGGAGTTGCAGAGAGTGCGTAGGTGCAACGAGAGAGGAGGTCAGTTCCAGTAGCAGTTTCTGCAATTTCAAGCGACTTGCCAACACCGTTAATAGCCGCTGCTGCAACCGTAGTGATGGTTACTGGAGCATATGCAACAAGGTCGTTTGTGGCGCTAGCGATAGCAAATGGACCACCACTAACTGGAGCCGTTACCGTTCCGATGACCAAGCCAGGCTTGTTAACATCAGACAGCTTAGTTAGACTAAGAACAGAGGCGGTAGCAGCAGTCACTACATACGCACCAACGTTTGCATTTCCTGCCCCAGCAGCTGCTGATAGGGCAGGAATGACAACCGTATCTCCAACCGTAGGAGTCACATCCCATGCAACAGAGTGAGTAATCGTACAGGTCTTATTAACAGCACTGACTTGCACAACAGTCAGAGTTCCTGCAATAACGCTGATTGCTAGTCTATTGGTTCCACCAGCCGCAAGTGGATTGGAGGTAGTGAGGCCGTTCCAATCGGTAACGAATTCAAGAGGAGTTCGGCCAGCGGCGATCGGAGCAAGAACAAGAGCTGCCCCGCCATTAACCCGAGCAGTCAGACCAACTGTGCCCGCATTAGGAATCCAGGTAAAGCTACCAGTCGCAGGAGCAACTTCAGCGACCGAAGCATCAACAGACACATACAGTTGGTTACCAAGACGGCCTGGAGCTAGAGAGTAGAGGGAGCCATAATTGCCACCACCCACCTTGTTCAGATTGGCATGAGACGCAGTACCGACATTCGTCTTGATGCAGTAAATTCGGGAAGGGGCACCCACAATGTTCGGATCACTGCTCGCTTCGACTACCATCCGGAAGGCATCAACAATTGGTCCGCTCTTGTACTTAGCAACCACTGCTCCTACTTGGCTGGGACCAAATGATGCAACGTCTTGGAGGTCTTCTGTCTCCTGGCTCCAACCCAGGCCTGCTTCAGCCTCACCGACTAGTGCAACAACACCAGTAACAGACAGTCCAGAGTTCTGTTGGACGACAGTGACAGAAGGGTATGCTCCTGGAATAACAAGAGTTCCGGAGCTGGTCGCGTAAGATTGAGCCATTTTATTAAAACCTCTTAAACAAAGATTGTGGGTGGGATAGGGTTACTTATTCTTTCTTCGAAGACTCTTCCTTCTTGGACGATTCCTCTTTCTTCGAAGACTCTTCCTTCTTGGACGATTCCTCTTTCTTCGAGGACTCCTCAGACTTAATCGACTCTTCCTTCTTGGGCATTTCCCCAGAAGGCGACTCTTCGGCTTTGAATGCAGGAGCGCTTGCTTGCGTCACATCCGGATTGGTCTTCGTCTTTACCTTCTGTCTAGCAACTCGGCTAGGGGAGCCTGCAACTGTTCCTGATGCTTGGGTTGCATCCTGAGCGTCCTGAGAAATATGACCAAGTCCGCGAGCAGCAGCCTTGAGTTTAGGAATCGGCTGGAAGAGAGGGGTAGTTGCTACCTTGCCGGGGACTGCCTTAGCTAGGCCGCATTCCCCACCATGCTCATTGTTGCCGCAGAACAGACAGTCACCCAACGACTTAGAGAATTCTGAGCTAGCAAGGGCAGCCCCAGGAGCACTTGCTCCACCAACAGCGGGGAGGGTCTTCGTAATAGGCTTAGGGGACTTGGCGGCCTTAGGGGCAGCCGGTTTCGAAGTAGGGACTGCACCGAGTTTGCCAGCAGGACCACCACTAGGCGGCTTGGCCATAGGAGGACCAGCTTTGACTAAACCTTTGCTGGACTTAATTGGAGCATCATCAGCACTCGAAACTTCTTTTGACTTTTTGTCACCAGGGAGGACAGCTTTGGCAGGAATACCGACAGTCTTTTTGGTCCCATCAATATCAACGAAGTCCACAGCCTTCTTGATTCCACAGGCCTTGCACATCTTGGCTCCGTGTGGTTTACAGAGAGGCTCCCCAACTGCCTCTTCAACTTTCTCAGACTTCTCAGACAGTGCCAGTGGAGTAGAGGGGG